TTGTTAGGGGGTTTTTTTGTGTCCAATTCTTATAACAAAATTACAACGGACGTAGATTTAGAGTTGTTAAAACTAACGTCAGCAAAACAGCAATTAAATAATATTAAGAGAAATGAGCACAAAATTGCAGCTTTATTAGAGGAGGCTGTACAACATCACACAATCAAAATAAGCCATGCCATGAAGATAGTTAATCAACAATGGATAATTAATGGTATGAGACCGAGAACGATTGATAGCTATAATTACACTTTCGGAAAATTTATTGAAGTAACTGGAATTGAATACATCGAGGAAATCGATTCAGCTAAGATTTATGACTACTTGGGGAGTTTAACAAATGTAAAAGATGTGACAATACAAGCACGTTTAAAACAAATTAAAGCCATATTAGGGCGCTTTCATGATAACGGATGGATTCCAGTAAAGTTTTGGAAGCATATAAAAATAAAGGTGAATTCAGACTTGTTAGAGGCATCTACAGAAAATGATGTAGCAATATTATTATCATTACTTGATAAATCAACTTATTCTGGGTTTCGTGACTCAGTAGCAATTATGTTGATGTATAAATGTGGAATCCGTATTAAAACTTTAGGGTTATTAGAGATTAAGCATATTGACTTTGAAAATAAATTATTACGCTTAGATGGATCAGTTTTAAAAAGTCACAAACCACAACTGTTACCACTTGATGATGATTTATGTGCATTGCTACAAGAGTTAATTAAACAAAACCTAATCTTAAGTAAGCAGCGCAAGCGTAAAAATACGCATTTGTTCTTGTCTTATTTGGCAATACCAATATGCAAAACAGTATCTCCATCAAATGCTATTGCTAAAAACTTATGGCAATACAATAAGAAGTGGGGATTAAAAATTACTTGTCATGGTCTCCGTAGAGCTTATGCCCAAAATTTAATCAAGCGAGGCGCAGACATCAACTTAGTATCAGCAGCATTAAACCATTCAGACTTAACATCCACGACTAAATATTTAGGATTGTCGCTGAATAAGGTTGCACAAGAGTTACGAGATTATCTTTAAACAATAAAAAATGGTTGCTAGTGCGTCAACACCAACAACCGGTAAAACTGAATAACACTAAAATACGCCTGCAAGCAATATTAAGTGTGTTTATGTATAAAGTATATCAATTCCTTTTTTAAAATTCAATAAAAAAAGGTTTATTTGAGCATGTCTTTATTTTTATATTTAATATTTTAGTGTTATTCGCACATAAAAGGAGCGAATTAACATGACAACTTATGCAAAAGAGAGAAAATACGACAAGTTATCTAACTTTACGTCATTAAAAGACTTCAACGATCAATTTGAACAGGTAATGATTGATGTAAAGGATCAATTTACTAAATCAGAATACATCGCATTAAACAAGCTACGTAAATTTGCTGGTAGTGACATTGTAGGTGTCGCATGGGTAAAGTTACAAAAGGTTGTTTCTTCGACGTGGGCTGAGACGATTGGTGTATCGCGTTCTACATTTGAACGTATGATTCGTAAAGCTCGTAAACTTAATCTCATTGCAGTTGTTAATCAATCGCGTAAAAATGGATCACAGACACATAACGTTTATGTATTCCGTCGTGCAGATGAAATCATTTTACCTCAAGCAGAAACTGAAATTGTGTCAAATTCTCACACAATTGACGTAGCCGAACCACTGAAAATTGACGCACCAATAACTAATATTCTTATTAAACTACCAAAATTAAAAGATAAAGAGAATACGTATGCTACGCAGTCGGTAAGCGAGGTTAACGATAATGTTGATTTAGAACCTAAGTCTGTAATACCATATGAACGTTTTAAAGCATATGTATCTAATTTCATTACAGATAAAACAATTGCAAGCAAGTTATACGGTATTTATCGCGCTCATACATGCAAACTAATAGCAGCACCAGACATTGACATTGCATTTGAGGCACTAAAAGAAACATTACGCAAGTATAAGCAAGGTAAAGTACGCTCGATTACGGGTTATTTTAACGGCACTCTAAGCAATATGATTGATAATTACATGTTAGAGCAAGTATTTGTAGCGCGAGAAGAGTTTGAGAAAGAACATGACTTTTTATTAAACGATGCAGATTTACCAGAGTGGCTACAAAGTGGGGAGCAGGAACAATCAACAGAATGTCAACGTTTACTGTTTGAGCGTTTTGGTATAACAGGATAGTTTATATAGTTTTCTGATAACGTAGAGAACGTTGTGAGAGCATTTTAAACATGCATTGAATGAATGGTCATTGTAATTTAAGCAGCCTTACAGATAATGCTACGTAGTAGAAATAGGATACGCAAACGATGCGTGAGTGTCCCAGAACATAACACGTTGAGGTCAAATCTAACCCTCCTTATATATATATTTGTGGTCGTTTTGAGTGACTACAATTTAATAAGGTATTGCAAATATGCAACAGGTTCAAGTTGAACGGTTTAGTATCGTGAATTGAAAAAGGACTAGCTACTATAAGCTAATCCTTCTCCCATCATTCTGAAAAATAGATTCTTAATTGTGGCTCTATGTCCTCTTTGTATTTAATGATATGTCCAATATCAAAGTTTTCATCAGGCATGAGTCTATTCATTGCGTTAAGTATATCATTTAATGTTTCGAATTTAATCGCCTTACTGTCACCTTTTGCTAGATCAGAAAGAGTAGAAGGTCTAACTTTTGCTTCAACTGCAATTGCATTTTTAGTTAGATTTTTACCTCGTTCTTCAAGTTCCTTTAGTGTTTGGCTCAGTGTAATTTCTACTACCATGTATTATCACTCCTTTTTTTAAAATTATAACTTGAAAACTTTTTTTCGTAAACCTATTGCAGTTAAACGAAATTCGTTATATAATTTTTAATATAGTTAAACGAAATTAGTTAAACTATTTAGGTTTGAAATTATAACACAAAGGGGATCATTAAACATGGAAAAAACTTTACAAGAAGTATTACCAGAAGTAGTAGTTAATCCAAAGCAAGCATTCAACGTATCGGTATCAATCAAACTTATAACAGATGCAGATGTGCCAGCGTCTATCCCTTACTTACTTTATATCGGGGACGTTGTAGAAGTCGGTACGGAATCAGTTGAGCTGACAGATGAAAACATTAACCAATTCGCATCTACGTACACAAGTGACATGATTGAATATCCAGAGTTTTTAACGCAAGATATGCAAATTAGTATGGACGGTCTCGACAATCTTAAATACGAATACGTAGGATCATCATTTGAGCATGTTAACGGGCATGTAGAGTACGAAATTGGTGTACTGCTTACTGTTAATGCTTATGACGCTGATCACGCTTATGACGTATGTGAGGAGCTAATTAATAGCCACGCAATGCACGTATCTGATTTCAAGCACAATGATGAGACAAACGACATTTACGCTCATGTGAAGGTTTTACAAATTGAATCAGTAACGGTAGAGGACGTTATTTGATGCTACTACAAGTATACATGGACTTTTACAACGTAACTACGATGCATGAGCTGGAGCAAGTACTGATGAACGTATACAAAGGCTTATATAGCTAATACAAGTATGGGATGCGTATTTTTATCTACGTGTCTCATACATTTTTCGTTTCAATCAATATATGTCTAAATTGTGAAATATTATAAAAATATATTTACTTATTTGTTTTTATATGTTAAAATTATTAAATTTTTCAATTATCTGTTCGATATATAAGAGGGAAACAAAAATTGTGATATTTCACTTCGGAGGGTATACACTGAATTACAAAAATCGTGATATTTTCAGGAAATAAGGGATATATAGAAAATCGAAATAAAAATCATGTTCAACGTTACAGCCACAAGGGATTGAGGAGTTTTATCTGAAAAAGTTACCTTGATATTTTGGGTTCAAGCGTACACTTTTAGGAACAAAAACTATGATATTTTGAGGAAATAGGGGATGTAATTACTAAGTTTATAATTAATAAATAATAAGTTAATATATCGGGATCAGCAAATTAAAATTAGCCAATCCCTGACAATCACAACTATTTTCTTTTTTCTATTTTTTTATCTATTTATTAAATTATTAAACATTAAATTAAAAGGGGAAATTTGATTAGTGAATTACACATTAAACAGTATCAAAATTAATAGCAACTGGTTTGACGATGATAGAAGAAAGAAAAGTGTTTATAGCAAAATAGGTTACAAAGGGTTGAATTTATACTTCCAACTATACAAATTTAGATTACATAGACAAGATGATGAGCATACATTTATAACCTCAATCGCATATCTACGGAAGGAAACAGGTTATACAACTGATGAAGTATTCGATCTTCTCAAGAAGTTGAAATCTGCAAAGATTATTAAGGTAAATAATTATAGCAGGTGGGATTACTTGCTTGATAATGGTCAAGTTAAAGATAAGGAACTTTTACATATTACGGCACTCGATACGTTTCCAATTGAAGATTATAAGAAGGAAGATAGCCGCTTCTATATTTACGTACCATTGGATTTATTCAACATTTATCAATCCAAAGGGTTAAATGAGAAGTATTATGCGTTGTACTGTTTAATTGAGAAGTGGTCACAGAACATGGAAGGAAAAATGTACATGTCAATTGAGAAGATGGCTACAGTATTAGGGTTTGATAAAGATTACATTAACAAAATGATTCATGAAATGAATCGTAATTATTTACTGGCTTCCCGTAGACGTAAACGCACAGATCGACAAGGATACCGATTTGAACATTACATATTAGACAGTACCGACAAAAATGAAGTTGAGAAGTTTACGGCGACACACAAAGAAACGATGGATAAATTTGCATAGAAATAACAAGTGTGAACATTGCTTTTCAAAAAAAGGATTAGCTGTTAATCTAAGGTAGCTAAACGAGGTTATATACACGAGCTATTTTATTTAATCATAGGAGGTATGTACTTAAACATGAAAGAAATCATTGATTACGAGCTAAAATCTATTCGCATTCAAGAAACTAATCCAGATGGCACAGAATTAGTAAAGTATATTAATTATAATGAATATCACCAACAATACATAGCAACACGTGGTAAAGGAGAACGTCGTTATAACATTACAAATACATTGTATGGTTATTTGTACACTCGTATTGTTATTACAGATTATGAGACTAATAAAAAAACTGAACGCATATTTAAGTTCCCTAAAACTGAAGAAGAATCACAGCTTTTAGATTGGCGACATTTTGACTTGAAGCATAATGAAGAGAAAAAGCGATGGGAAAAACAGGTGCGAAGAAAACAAATAGTAAGGTTTATTTTAAAATGCTTTCCACCACCATACAAATATGAAGGAGATTCTAGTACATGGGTAATGCAATGCTATCATAATGGGGTGGATAAGCACTACTTAACGGTGTTTGGGGATGATGTAGAAGCAGCAGCAGATACTTTAAGTATAGTTAATGGGAAAATGATTCGCTTTGATCCGTCAAAAGATGGTGGTTATCATGCATGGTTTAAAAATGGTAAACGATACAAATTAACGAAATCAGAAATCAATTGATAATTCTACATAGATACTACCTGTAAGCTGATTTATCATATTATCTAATGTATGTATTATACAAAATAAAAATTAAAAAGGAAGAAAGAGGATATTATTTATGGCAAAACAAGTAAAAAATAATGGAGTTTATATTCGTACTATTGAGGCAGCAGTAATTTGGGAGGTTAATAATCGAGGTAATAAAGCTCAGGATAACTATACAGGTTACATTCCACATTCTTTAGAGCTGATGAAATTATCGAAGGTGGGTATTGATAAGTTTATAAAACGATTGAAGCCAAAATTAGATGCTGATGGTAATGAAATGAAAAATGATAAGGGTAAAGTGATTCGTGCACCTCAGCCAGAAAGTGTTAAAAATTTAGATAAGCGTACACTTCAAAATATTAGCCGTTTCTATACCGATGACGTGATTAACGTCAAATTTAAAAGCAAGGTTCACGATCTAAAAGGTGTGATTGCGAATACTAATAAGCGTTACGATAATAAAATTGAAGCAGCAAAAAGTGAGGAAGAAGTAAACGCGTTAAATAAAGAGCGAGATGAACGAATTAAAGAAATCACGGCTAGAGCAGATGGTGGTTGGAGTGAAATTATCAATACAGACGAGTTACGTGATTCAATGTATAAAGATGGATTCACTTTTAAGAATTACAAAGGTGAAATGATTACATATCGTCCATATAAACGTAGTAGCGCAAAGGCTCGTACAGGTGAAATCCTATTCATCAGAGAAGAGTTATTAGATGAAATGACTAAATGGTCACGAATGAGCTTGGAACTCTCAGAGGATGTAGAAATTGATTTAGCGGCATGGTCAGCATATGAAGCACTTGTTGCATCAGCAATTGAAGGAACAATTGAAATTAATCCTAAAAACATCTTATTGATTAGTGATGTGGAATCAGTATTTACACAGGAAGCTATTACAATCAATACAGTAAAAGATGAAAACGGAAAGTCTATCCTTCAATCTAAAACAGATGCTAATGCAGAAATTAAAAATAGTTTGTTTGATGGGCAGGGCTTACTTGATTCATCATACTTTACAGGCAAATATGAAGGTAAGGGTATGATGTTAACACGTCAACATTTCTGGAAGTCGGCATTATTTAACACAAATATTGAGCAATTTATGCGAGATGAATTTGGCGATGCAGCATATGAAACAGATACGATCAAAGATATGTTGGGCAATAAAATTAAGATTAAAGACGTGAAATGCATCGTTACACCTAGTTCTTTAAAGATTTTTAAGTTTAGTTTTATTAAAGGGTCAGACAAAGAGATGTATAAGCACTGGAAAAGCATTGTTAAAGGTGAGAAGAATGTGTTTGGTGTATGTAAAAGTGAGTATGCTTCAAAGCGCGGCTCAATTGAAGGTAAACCTTTAAACCAGATGTCTTATCAGATGCTTAATTCACTTCCAATAACAAAAGATAAAACGACAAAACTATGCCAATTTGAAATTGATTATATCAATGACATGAAGGAAAGTGATGATAAGTTTATCGAATACTTAGTAGATACAGCGACAATGATGAATAGCAATGACATGATTGTTGACTTATATAATCGTAATTGTAAGTTTGCTAAGACGGATTTATTCATCACATTCAAGAAAAATGCGATGAGTGAATATGCAAAACGAATGAGAAAAGGGAAGTTACGTATCGTAGGTGACTATTGCGTATTAGTCGGAAATCCATATGAAATGCTTTTACATAGTATTAATAAGTTAAATTTACATAATTTAAAGTCTCATACTTTAGAAAAAAATCAAGTACATACTAAGTTATTTGATGATGGTGAGGAACTAGCTGGATTCCGTAACCCTCATACGAGTGCAAATAATATCTTACATGCTCAAAACGTACATAATAAAAAAATCGATACATACTTTAACTTTACTAATAATATTGTAGCAGTAAATGCAATTGAGTTTGCGCTCCAAGATTTATTAAGTGGTTGCGACTACGATAGTGATACGGCACTGCTCACGAATAATGATATTATCGTTGATGTAGCAAAAAAGAATACTTCTCAGGTGTGCTTAAATAAAGTGTCAGCTACCTCAAATACATATAAATTAACAGCGTTAAATAGAAGTGAAGTTGACAAAGCAATCGCTTCTGATGTTATTGGTAGTATCGTGAACGTTGGACAAGCTGCTCAATCAGTTATGTATGATGCTATCTATAATTATGATAAGGATACAGCTAAAATCATGAAAGAAGTGATTGAGATTGTATCTGTAGCTTCTACGATTGCAATTGATGGAGCTAAAAAGTCATACGACATTGAAATAGATAAAGAATTAAAACGATTAGATAAGCTAGTTAGAACTAAGTTGAGAAATAGTAAGTTCCCTTTATTTATGGAACGAAAATCAAATAGCACTCAATACGATACTACGATGGATTACGTTTACAAGAAATTTAAAGTGGAGAAAGAAAATGAAGACGGTGTCCAACGGGCTAAAGTAATTAAAGCCGCTGATCGTATTGATATGATGACTTTAGTTAATAAAGCAGGTATTGATGGGAAAGCATTTAAAATTGCTCAAGCAGATGATAAGCAAGAAAAAGAGGTGTTAGAGATTGTAAATGAGTACATCAATAATACAAATCAATTACAATCTATTGTAGACAATCAAAATAGTAAAGAAGAATTAAAGAAGACGATTAAGCGAGAGTTAAGAGTGGAAGCAGAAGAAATGCAGAAGCGTTTGACGAAACGTACTATTAAGCCTGTAACGTTATACGCTATTCTTTATCATCTATTCGAGGTGGAAAGTACAGAAGAATCGGTGTTGAAAGTAATGAATGTAATTTATAAAACACATAAAAAACAATTTGTCAATGCATTTTTAGGCGAAAATGAGCAAGAAAAGTAGAACCTTTACATCAAAAAGTTAAGTTTGTCAAGGGTTCGGGAGTGTTTTTTTAGTGGGTATATGGAGAGAGTGTGAGCTTTTTCCAACTTACATAATTAATAATTTCCTCCTTTTAAATCGTGTTGGTTACTGCTATACAGGGTGGTAGCCAGCACAACCCTTTTTAAATGAGGATATTAATTATTTTTTAACTTATTTTTTTAACTTAAAAAAGTACATATTTATCTAATATAACAATAACACGAAATGAGGTGTGTTGTAAACAAAAAAGAAAGGAAAATCAAAATGAATTACGAACAAAAGTGTGAGCTTCATCACAAAATGAAATTGAAGCGCATCAAGCAAAAAGATTTAGCCAAGTTAATTGGTTGCAGCAACAGCTGGATTAGTCAATTCTTTGCCGACAAGGTGCAACTAAGTGAGCATGACTTACAAACAATCACAGAATACATCAACAACAAATAACATATAAAAGGGGAAATTAAAGTATGACAACATTAAAATTAGAAGAACAATTAGACGGTGTATGCATTATCAAAGCATTATTAAAAGATGATGTAGAGGAAGTATTGAGCTACGTTAAACGATGTGATACAGACCTCAATCAAATGATTGCTAAGTCTCGTTCCATTATCGAATCGTTAAAAGAATTATATGAGGAATTGTATGATACGCAAGCAGGGGAGCTATTTGTTGACCGTTTAGATGAGTGCAAAACTTACTATTACAACAAAGGTTCTATTGCATGGGAAAGTGACCTGAGTTTTATTGACGCAATTTACTGGATGTGTGACGCAACTTTATACCATAGTAAAAAAATCGTTTTAGATAGCTGTTTAACAGTGTTTGGAAATAGCTTTATTGATTTATTTAGTAGCGTAGAGCCAGATAAGTTGTCAATCAAAGACCAATTATCAGCATTTATTTATGACGATGAGTTACTTCAGGAATTTATGACAAAATTAGATGAAGATGATTTAGAGGATATGGTCGACGAGCTGACTGACAAAATGATTAACGTACATAAGTTTTATTTTGGTTATGGTGACGATGATTTTAGTAGCGTATCAATTGATGCTATCTCATGTTGTTGCGAAAGTTTTTACGAGAATCGACATAAATTAGGTATGCCATTTAAATCAAGTGGTTACATGACGATGATTAAGTTTTTAGACGAGGCGATTCAAAAGAAATTTATGACGAAACAGCAAATTGATGAAATGCTTGAAACGCTATTTGACGACGAAAACTTTACGTATATTACTGATTTCAACTGTTAAATTTGAACTGTAAAAAACTCCATTAATAGGCTGTCCAGTGAGGCAGACATGGATATTAAAAATAAAAAAATATCCAAAGGGGACAAGAAAATTATGACAAAACAAGTATTAGAAGCAGTATCGGTATTAAAATTAGAGGCAGTAGACAAGGAATTTACAGTGTATGGAAGCGTAGAAGAACCATTGATTTTAGCGAAGGAAGTAGCTGAGTGGATTGATAATAAGCAGCCTACACAAATGGTTGAACTTGTTGATGACGATGAAAAGCTGAAGTGTTTAGTACACACATCAGGTCAAAAACGTGAAATGTGGTTCTTAACAGATGACGGTGTATACGAAGTCCTCATGCAATCACGTAAACCAGTTGCAAAAGCCGTTAAAAAGGAAGTAAAGGCAATCTTAAAACAATTACGTAAGGAAGGTGTAGTTGTATCAGATTCTGCCACATATGAGCAAGTAATTTATAATGTGGATTTGTTTATGGCAAATTTAAATAACTATGACATTACTAAGCTATATGACTTAGTTGCTGAGTTCTTACAACATCATCGAGCTAATAAGACACGACTTCCGTATAAATATAAGTCGAAAGCTCGACACGGCAATAAGAAATATAAATCACATATTGAGTCAATGGAAGAAGTACGTGATGAGTTAGTGGCGTGGTTAAATGTGCGAATTGATAGTTATGGGCATCAACAGATTGGATTAGCTACAGAGTTAATTCGAGTACGTGAGATGGTACGTGTAAGTGTGGAAAATATGCGTTATCGTACAGCAGCTACAAGCAAATAATACATAAAAATATATGTCGGAACTTTTTCCGAGATGTCAAATACATAATACATACATATCAAGGCATTTGCGTTTAATTACGTGAGTGCCTTTTCTAATTAAAAAAAAGGGTAAAGGTGGAAAATTTTATTATGAATGAAATTGTACAGGAATTATTAAAAGAAATTGATTTAGACAAGTTATATGAAATCCCGAACTATAGCAACTATGCAGCAGATTTAAGGAATGGACGTATTTTTAACAAGGTAACGCAAAAATGGGTAACGGCTAGTCCGAGTAAAATAGGTTATTGTTATGCACATGTAAAAAGTGATAGTGGAATTGCGTCATCAATTGGAGTACATGTACTAATTATGTCAGCGGCATTAGATGGTTTTGATTGGAAAAAGTTTAATTTAGAAGTTGATCACGTAGACTTTGATCGTTCAAATAACTCGATTTTAAATCTAATGTTAGCACCACGAGCAGTTAACCGTGCTAGACGTAAGATGGCTAAAAATACAAAGCGATTAGATACAAATGTAATTGATGATTTACGACAAGAGTATAAGGAATTGATACATGGTACTAAACATGATTGGTGTGTGCAGAAAGCAACAGAATATGGTGTTAGTTACCGTTGTATTCAAAATAATGTATTGGGTTATAACAATAAGGGGGTTATTTAACATGGCAGAAAAGAAATTGAATGTAATTAATGAGACAGACCACAAAACATATAAAGTAACGCTCTCAACTGATAATTTATCGTACTTTTTATATGTTAGTGCTATGGACGCTTATGATGCTTTTAACTCTATTAAAGATAGTTTAAATCATATAGATTTTATACGTGCAGAACGAAATGAAGATGATGACAAACAAGGGTTTTGTTATGTTAAATCAAACACAGTGAGAGAGATTTTTATACATATTTAAAATTATTAGAATATCTGTTCGTATTTTTCTTTACATATATCTCCTTTTATTTTACAATAAATAATATAAATGGAGGTGCCATAATGGATAAAAGTTTACTGAAGATACAAGAAAGTTTTATAAAAGAAATGCAAAAGCGAGAGTTTTATAAAAGCATTGAGACAAAGGAAAAGTTGTTTTCAAAAATTGATGCTATGATTGAAGAGTTTGTGAAGCCAGTCCTTGCATATGATGAGTCAGTATATGAGAGAACAAAATTAAATGATTCACTTGTCAATTATGTTCTTTTAGATCGTAACTTTGAATTGAAAGTGGATAATGATTTAGTAACACTTACTAATATTAAATATCGAGAAGAAGTTTTAAGAGTAAATTATTCTTCAGGAAAACCTCAAAAGCTACGTATAAACTATTCGCCTGAATTATTAACATTAAAGCATATGGAAGATGCTATTGCTAAATGTTTAAAGGATAAGGATTTATCATGGTAGGGTTATAAATTATAGCAAATAATTATTACAGAAATTTACATCTCTTTCCTTTACAATAATAGTAAGGGTAGGAGGTGGATTATTCATGAAAAAGTATCATGTAACAAGTCATTATTCAGAAAAAGAAACATTCAATATGTTGATAGAAGCAGAAAGTATAGATCAAGTTATTGAAGAAGTTCAAACTATGATTACATCTAATAATTTTTATAGAAATAAGTTTGATGACGAAGCTGAAGTTTATTTTATGGGTGCAGTAAAGTATGTGAAGATAAAAGAAGAGAAATAATTAGATAATAGAGGTCACATCATTCATTTGATGTGGCTTTTTTATTATGTAGGAAATTAGGAGGGAGATACTATGAATCTTTATGAGGCGAGAAATGGTTTTGGTGCGTGGGAAAATTATATTAAGTCAGATAGTGTCACAGAAATATTTGTAGAGGTATAAAGGAACGTTTGTTTGTGTTTCTCTTTACATTAAAAACCTTTTATTTTACAATAAATATTATAAATGGTTATTAAGTCTAATACATGTGCGACATATACTTTTATATGAAATCATCTAAACACTTAAATCCGTTTAAAATATTTTGAAAAGGAGATAGATAATTACTTATGAAAAGTGATGTAAAATATGCTGTAGCATATGTTGTGGCTCGATCTTTTGAAAATAATTCTACTTCAAAATTAGCTTATAGTCATGCTGAGGGGGCATATCATCTTTTTTTAGGAGAAGTAGATAGTACAAATATCAAGGTTTATGATTACAATGCACAATGTTATTTTTCTGGAGCAGTTACAAATGGTATAGCTAAGTTATATCACTATGGGGTATCTAGCTATGTAGAAATCAATTTTAACTATGTAGATAATAGTTTTAAAGGGTATGATTACAATTCGAATAATCATTTCTCTGGAAATTTTAATGGTAATTCAGTTGCATTATATGATAATGAAACTTCAGGATATTACCATTTTTCTGTTCAATAGATTGTAAAGAATCCGGTCACATCAAATTTATGATGTGGCTTTTATTTTACTTGAAGAGTACATTTATATTTAATAATTGGCAATAGATTTTCTTGTAGACATGAGCTATCATTTAACATGGTGGTGATTTTATGGAAGAAAATGATAATATATTAAATAAGGAGGATCGTATTGTAAAATTTGCATTACTAATCCTGCTGATTACGGTCATTTTGAGTGTGGTTTTAGTCATTATTAAAAATTATTTTAAACTCTATTTTGATTTTACAGAACTAGCTTTACTAGGAGACTATTTAGGAGGTCTTTTAGGTGGAATTTTAGCTATATCAACTGTTTTTTTAATTTACGCTACATATAAAACGCAACAAAAAGAATTAGCTGCTACTAATAAGCAATTATTAGAAACGGTTAAACAAGCTATAATTACTAATGAAACGATGTTGAAACAACAATTCGAAACTACATTCTTTAATATGATTAATATGCATAGTAATTTAATTAATGATTTAAAATATGGGGAGTTTAGAGGACGAGAAGCATTAATCAACTTCTATGAACAAGTCAATGAACAGTATTATTATCACTTGTTTAATCAACATATCGAAAATCTATTCTATGATTGTGAAGATAATTTAGAGGAAATATATAAAGAAGTAAAAATGATTAGAAAAAGTATTTTAATGAATCCACCAGCAATGGATTATAAAAACTTTCAATATAATGTAAAGAATTTGAACAGAGAAGTTTCCAGAAATACGACAGGTTTAAGTATTATAGGAATAGATAAAGAAATGTCTCAACAGCTTTTAATCAAAGGAAATTTGGCAAATAATTTAATTAACTCTTACAAAGATGAACAGAACAATAAAGCATATGCCTTGAAGCTCGCCAATATCCAAAGTAAATACTTTTTATCAAATTATATTAAAAGTGTAAGGACTATCATTAGATACATTGATCTCGCAAAAAACATTCAAAATAAACAAGATTATTTAAATATTTTCTTTTCTCAATTTACTATTCATGAAATTACAATCTTATATTATTTTATGGAATTAGGTAATGAAAAAGAAATGAAGAAATACTTCGATAAGTATTCAAATTTAAATACAAAAGATATATTACAAGATGCAATGCTTAGTCGATGAGTTTAATCATCGGCTTTTTATTATGCAGTAAGGTAGGTGGATAAGTTAAATGAATAGAGATGCGATATTTTATGTGAAGAAGAATGGGTTGAATAAACTAGTAGGACATGTGCAGATGAATGATTTAAGTTTGCTTTTCAGTAAAGAATTAATAGAACGCATAAAAAAAGAGAATCCAGATGATGAGCTATACGTTCTATTAGATTCAGTAGAGATACAATTATAAGTCTAGTTTAGATTGTATGTAGCTAGTTAAAACTGTATAAGCAGTATTAGCTACTATACCTATAGATGCGCTAGAAACGCTAGATGTAATTTCTTTAGTTTTACGCCATACAGTATTGTCGCGTATGTTATCTAAAAATGAATGACCATCAAATGTAATTGATGATACGGCTAAGTGATAAATTTCATCATCAGCATAGGTTACAGAAGCATTGATATAGTTAGCCTCTTTTAATTTTAGTATCGAGTAAATAACAGTGTCTCGACCATATGTATTCACACAATCTAATTCCTCAATTTGATGTAAGAATAGTTGTTCATCTAAGCCTAATTTATCCTCTATTTCTAGCAAGAAATCCCTCACACAATCATGATTCAACCTCATAAAATTCACCACCTTTAACTTATTATAACATTGAAGATATAGCAGTAAGGAAGTGATATAAATTAATTTTTACAAAACGAAACGGTGGAAGGCTACAAGAGAAAAAGTATTAAGGCGAGATGGATATGAGTGTAAAGAATGTAGACGGTACGGTCGTAATCGAATTGCTGCATGTGTGCATCACGTAAATCCATTGTTGGAGCATCCAGAGTGGCGAATACAAATGTGGAATTTAATTAGTTTGTGTAATAGTTGTCACGATAAAATGCATGACAGAGAAAATGATGTATTAACAGAATTAGGTGAATACTGGAGAAATAAAGTAACCCCTCCCCAATTTAAAAAATAAAAAATTTTTATATAGCCCGATGCGGTCAACTTTTTCCGAATTTTTGGTAGGTTGAGAGATAAAGGGGTGCTAAATTACAAACAAAAAAATAAAGTAGGTGAGAAATTGACAACAGTTAAAACGAAAAAACAACTAAAAAGTGCGGTAATACGCGAAATGAAAAGTCTTGGAACGTATAAGAAAGAGTACAATAACTTGATTGAGATTTACGCAGGTCTATTACATCAATATCAAGTCTTTGAATTGCAATTTGAGCAGTCAGATTATCAAATAACAGAAGAATACACGAATAAAGCAGGGGCTACAAACGATAGAAAGCGTCCCATTTTCACGGCGATGGAATCATTACGGAAAGATATTGTTTCGTATTCTGACCGATTATGCTTAAATCCTAAATCATTGAATGTAGAGCAGCCTAAAAAAGTTGAAGTAGTTACTAGCCCACTAGATCAATTCCTCGCTAGTCAAAAGTAGTGATGAAATAGATGAATTTAAAGCATATTGATTCAAACAATTTTAAAGTGGCTTATGATTATGCTAAAACAATAGCAGATTATAAAAAGGTTGCTTGCGTAGAGAATCGTTTGGCAGCTATACGATTTTTAAATGATTTAGACCGTGATGATTTGGATTTCAAGCAAGAACAATTTGATTTTGTTATTGGTTTGATTGAGAATACAATAGCACATCAACAAGGTGAAGACTTACAAGGTGCTCCATTAAAGGGTACACCGATGATATTACAACCGTGGCAAAAGTTTATCGTTGTCAATCTGCTAGGCTTCTTCAATAAAGATAGCAATGTAAGACGATTCCACGAAAGTCTCCTCATGATCCCACGAAAGCAAGGTAAAACAGCCTTCGCCTCCTCACTTGGATGGGCATTATCCATCTTAGAACGTGCATCAGGCTCAAAATTATACATATTAGCAAACAGTTTAAAGCAAACGATGGAGTCATTTGGATTCCTTAAATACAACCTTGAGCGATTAAATGATAAATCAATCCGTATACGCGATAACAACCAAGAGCATTCAATTACTAAAAACTTTGGTGATGGTGGCTCTATTTATATTCAAGCGTTAGCGAACGATCCGAAACGACTTGATTCGCTTAACTCCAATCTATTAATCCTCGATGAAGTCCATACTTGGAAATCCGCAAAACAATACACCCTCATGAAAAACTCACAAAAGGCTTATAGGAATAAACTATTAATCGCCATAAGTACAGCAGGAGACATACCAAACGGATTCCTTGCTCAACGTTTAGAGTACTGTAAAAAAGTTTTAAATGGAACAATTGTAGATGATGAATACTTTATCTTTATTTGTAAGGCAGACCAAGATGAAAAAGGCAATGTACCAGATTACACGAGTGATGAAATATTAGAAATGGCTAATCCGAACATCGGCGTAACAGTAACATTAGAGGACTTAAAACGTGATGCTGAGTTAGCGATGAATGATCCACAAACACGAGGCGAGTTCTTTAACAAGACGCTGAACATCTTTACATCATCGTTAAAAGCGTACTTTGACATTAACGAGTTTAAGCATTCTGATAGCCATTATGATTGGAGGCTAGAAGAATTAGCGAAACTTAAAATTGACTGGTATGGAGGTGCAGACCTCGCTAAGTTGCATGACTTAAATGCTGTAGCTCTATACGGCAAATACAATCATAACGGTAAGGATATTGATATTGTCATAACACATGCATTCTTCCCGATTGTTAATGCGTATAAGAAAGCCGATGAAGATGGGATTCCATTGTTTGGTTGGGCTAGTGACGGTTGGTTAACAATGAGCAATACCCCTACGGTACATTACGATGATGTAGTTAATTGGTTTATTAAGATGCGTAACATGGGCTTCAAAATTAAGAAAGTAGGCTTTGATAAAAAGTTTGGTCGAGAATTTTTACTCGGAATGAAAGCAGCTAGATTTAACGTGGTCGATCAACCGCAATATTTCCATGTGAAATCAGAAGGTTTTAGAAGGATTGAAACAAAAGCTAAAAATGGTGAACTGTATTACTTACATAATCAAGCATTTGAGTATTGCGTACAAAACGTTAGAGCGATTGAAAAGACAGATGACATGATTCAGTACGAAAAAGTAGATGGCGATGGTGGTACTCAGCGTATAGATTTATTTGATGCAGCAGTATTTAGTGCTGTACAAATGTTAGATGACATATCAAAAGCAAATCAAGCGTCAAGTTGGCTAAATAATTAACAGTGAATGGAGGTGAAATAGTGGCATTTTGGAATCGAATTAATAAAGCACAAACACGCTCATCAAATGATGAAGTTGTACAAACAGAATCTACTCAAGATATTGCAGTAGCGAAGAAATTAGATGATGTTATTGGCTACGTATCGTTAGCAGAACACCCTGACATTGTTACAGGTGTCAATAAAATTGCTGACTTAGTAAGTAACATGACTATTCATCTCATGGAGAACACTGATAAAGGTGATAAGCGAGTTAAAAACTATTTATCACGTAAGATTGATATTGAGCCATGCCGTAATATGACAAGGAAATCATGGGTTTATAAGATTGTCCGAGATTTATTGTTGTTTGGCAACGGTAACTCCATTGTACATATTGCAGTAAATAATAAAACAGGCTTAATTGACAACCTCACACCATTCCCTATGCAATGTGTGGATTATACAGACTTAGACAATGGCGATTATTTAATTGAATGTAATGGTAAAACGTATACCCCAGACGAAGTATGTCATTTCGTCATTAACCCTCATCCTCTTTATCCCTACAAGGGAACAGGATACAAAGCATCCCTACGTGAAATAGCAAAAAACTTATCCCAAGCAAATAAAACTAAGAATAATTTTATGTCAGGTAAATACATGCCTTCACTAATTATCAGCGTTGATGCATTGACAGAGGAATTAGCGACAGTAGAAGGTCGTGCAAAGATTACGGATAAATATTTTGCGGAGACAGAAGGTGGGAAACCGTGGATTATTCCGTCTGACATGTTAAATGTGGAGCAAGTTAAACCTCTATCGTTAAAAGACATTGCAATTATCGAGGGTGTTGAGCTAGACAAGAAAACAGTTGCAGGAATATTAGATGTACCAGCGTTCTTTCTAGGCGTAGGTGACTTCGATAAAGATACGTATAACAACTTTATCAATACTCGTATTTACTCCATTGGACAAGTCATTTCCCAAACGTTAACACGAGATATTTTGTATAAGGAAAGTTGGTTCTTCCGTTTAAATCCTCGCTCATTGTATTCCTACGACATTAGTGAGTTGACATCATCAGGAGTACAACTAATTGATCGTAATGCGATGCGACGTAATGAATTGCGTGATTGGATCGGCTTAGAACCAGATGATGAAATGAATGAGTTAATCATCTTAGAGAACTACATACCTGCTAACAAATTGGCAGACCAAAGTAAATTGAATGGAGGTGATAATGTTGAATAAACGACACATGCATTTTATGAGTGACTTAAAAACACACTCGATTGAAGATACAAATGAGGCAATCATCGAAGGTTACTTTGTTGTGTTTAACCAAGAAACGGAATTATGGAAAGGTGCTTATGAAGAAATTACGCCACAAGCATTTAACCGTTCTTTAAACGTTGAGAAAGTAGATGTAATTGCACTTGATAACCATGATACACGAATTGTATTAGGTAGTATTGCAAGCAAAACACTTGAGTTAAAAGTGGATGAACATGGCTTGTTTGGTCAAATTAAAATTGACTTAGAAGACCCATTTGCTAAATCTGCTTATCGTAAAATCCAAACAGGGAAAGTCCGAGGTTGTTCATTTGGTTTCTACCCTGTAAAAGAAGAAGTCATTGAGCGTGAAGATGGAACGATGAAATGGATTGTAAAAGATGCGGATTTACTAGAAGTATCAATTACAGCATTCCCTGCTTATAAGCAAACAGAAGTTGCAGCACGACAAAAAGATGTAGAAAAAATTAAAAAACAAAAATTAGAACAACGCAAAAAAGCGTTAATTGAAAGGATCGGTAAATAACATATGACAAACCCAGTATTAACAGGAGCAAAATTAAACTTAAAACGTAACGCATTAGAGGCACAAAAAGAGAAGTTAAATGACTTATTATCTAAGCGTAATGAGTTAGCAGAAACAGTTGAAGCAGTTGAAACAGAAGAAGATTTAACAGTAATCGAAACTGAAATTAATAAATTAGAAGAAGAGATTACAGCACTAGAAGAACAAAAGGAATTGCTAGAAGAAGAAATCGGAGCATTACAAGCACAATTAGAACAATCAAACCGAAAATCACCAAACAAGGGAGCAAAACGAAACATGACAAATCAAATGGAAACACGCAATGCAATTAACGAATACGTACGCACGAAAGGTCAAACACGCGATGGCTTTACATCAGTTGAAGGTGGCGCATTAATTCCAGAAGAACTATTAAAGCCACAAGAAGCACCAGAGAATGTTATTGATTTAACGAAGTTAGTAAATACGGCAAAAGTAAATAGTGGTTCGGGTAAATACCCTGTTATCAAGAAATCTGGTTCTAAAATGAACTCAGTTGCGGAGTTAGCAGCTAATCCAGCACTAGCAAAACCAACAATCGTAGAAGTACCATACGACATTGAGACGTACCGTGGATTTATTCCTGTATCACAAGAAGTAATTGACGATGCAGATTTTGATGTAACTACTCTTATCGCAGAAGAAATTGCAGACCAAGAATTAAATACAAAGAATGCTGTTATTGCATCTGTATTAAAGACGGCTACAGCTAAATCAGTAACAGGTTTAGATGGTTTAAAAGCAGTATTTAATAAGGACTTAAAGAAAGTGTACAATGCTAAAGCAGTTATTTCTTCTTCTCTATACAATGAGCTAGATACATTAAAAGATGGCGATGGTCGTTACTTATTACAAACTGACATTACAGTTGCGTCAGGTAAAAAGTTATTTGGTAAGGAAGTAGTTGTATTAGATGATGACATGATTGGTACATCTGAAGGTGACTTAGTAGCATTTATCGGTGACACAAAAGCATTCGCAACTTTATTTGACCGCAAACGTGCTTCAGTTAAATGGGTTGATAATGATGTATACGGTCAATTATTAGCTGGCTTCATTCGATTCGATGTTGAGAAAACAGATGCAGATGCAGGGTTTTACGTAACATACACACCAGAAGTAGCAGGTGCATAATCCTCAAGAAAGGATGATACATATTGAAGTACAAAGTAATTAAGCAATTTAAAGATTTACAGGATAACAACCACATTTATAATGTCGGTGATAAGTATCCTCGCAAAGGACGTATCAATAAAGAACGTGCTGAGGAGTTATCATCAACTAACAATAAAATAGGACTTCCATTAATTATGGAGATTGAAGGTGATAAATGATGAGTGAGCTAACACTTGCTAATTGTTTATCCCTTTTTAAATTGGATATGGGTATTACGCATAATTTGCGTGATACTCTATTCATTAATTTAATCGAAGCATCGTTTAAGGAACTAGAAAAAATGGGAATTGACTTTACAAATGAAACTGCTGAAGATGTGCAATTGATTGTAGATTACAGCGCATGGTCATATCGTAAACGCCAAGAAGATGTAGGATTACCTCGTAATTTACAATTTAAAATTCATAATAGAGTGATTCAAAAGGTAGGTGCTAGTGATGCCTAGTCTAAAACAATCTATTGGAAGTAAAACGCATGTATCAAAAGATGATGTGTGCTTTTTAATGTCTACAACCATTATTGTAGATGAATTAATGCAGCAAATTGAGGTAACGACACCAGAAATGGTTTATTGTGCTGTTACTACTGTAGGACAACGTGAGTTTGGTATGGCTATGCAACATGGCTTAAAAGCGCAGTTAACTATCATTATTAATCATGATGAGTATGATGGACAAAAACAAGTTGAATATAATCGTAAAATGTATTCTGTTTATCGTACCTTTGTACGTGATGATGGAGACATCGAGTTGTATTGTGAAGCACGGCTAGGAGTGAATTAGATGGCAACAATTAATATTAGTCAATTAGCCAATGAAATTAATCGAGAGCTACAACGTTATGCTAATCGTATTACGGACGAAACAGATGTGGTTGCAAAAGAAGTTGCTGAAGACGGTGTACGTCAATTAAAGGTAACATCACCTAAAGATAAAGGTGATTATGCAGCAGGTTGGACATACAAGAAAGTAAAAGATGCTTATGTCGTTCACAACAAAGATGAATACAGATTGACGCATTTACTTGAGAAGCCACATGTACAACGCGATGGATCATTAAGTCAAGCGCAGCCACACATCAAACCCGTTGAACAAAAAATGATAGCTGACTTTGAACGCAAAGTATACGGGGTGATTAGCGAATGACATTAATTGAGTTAGTAAAAGCATTGAATGCGTTAGGTTATCCACTTGCATACAGTCATTTTAAAACGAGTGATGATACACCAGCACCTACTATTCCTTTTATTGTGTATTACGAGGAAGATAGCACAAACGTAGCAGCAGATAATAAAGTACATAAAAAGATTAAAAACTATTCAATCGACTTGTATACCGAAAAGAAAGAATTACAAGTTGAGCAAAAAATTGAAGATTTACTAGACAGTCACTCTATCTATTATGATACGAGTGATTTTTACATTGACAAGGAGCAGTTATTTCAACGCTCATATCAAATTACATTAATTAACGAACAAGGAGACTAAAATAATATGGCAGAAAATAAAGTAATGTTTGGATTACAAGACGTACATTTTTCGGTGATTACAAAAGGAACTGATGGTACGTATACATATGCAACACCGAAACGAATTACAGGGGCAGTATCGCTCGAATTATCAGCACTAGGAGAAACAACACCATTCTATGCAGATAATGGTGTGTACTATGCAACTTCAACGAACAATGGCTATGAAGGCACATTAACGATTGCGAATTTAACAGAAGAATTCCGAACTGAAGTGTTGGGGGAAGTATTAGTGAACGGTGGTTTATTAGAAAAAGGTGACGCTAAAACAAAAGACATCGCGTTACTATATCAAATCGAAGGTGATGAGCAAGCGTCACGTATGGTATTGTATGATGTTGCAGTTGCACGTCCTTCAATTTCAACAACAACAAAAGGCGAATCAACAGAAGTTAACACGAATGAATTAACATTCTCAGCAAAACCACGTACATCAGATCGTGCAATTAAATGGGCTACAGGTTCAGCTACACCGAAGTCAGTATATGATTCATTCTATACGGCAGTAGTAGAACCTGTAGAAATTCCGTCGGTTTAAGGGAGGATAAATATATATGGCAGTTAAAACAATCAATATTAACGGAACAGATGTAAAGTTTAAAGTGACAGGTGTTACACCGGTATTGTACATGTCTCAAAATGGTGGCAAAGATTTCTTAGCCGATTTTACGAAGCTAGAGAAAGAGATTCAATCAGGCGAAATTTATTCGACGATGCCTATTTATCAAATCATTTATTGTCTAGCAAAGCAGGCTAATAAAGATATTGATGATATGCAAGAGTGGTTAGATTCGTTTGAAGATGGTTTTCCAATTTACGATGTTTTAACGGAACTAATGCCATTTATTCAAATGAATTTAACGTCAGGAAAGAAGCCACCAACTAAAAAAAAGTAAATGACGATGATGAACCGATGACGACATATCAATACTTTGCAATGGCAAAATACGCAAAACTTTCTACGATGGAAATGGACGACATGAGCATCGGCTTTGTGTTAGGTCATATTCAAGAGTACATGGAAATGATTACACCATCGAAAGATAAGAAAGCAAAAGTACGTAAAGCAACACAAGCAGATATTGATAAGTTGAAAGGTTTTTAGAGGGTAACGTTATCGTTACTCTCTTTTTTTATCATCGTAAAAAGGAAGTGAGAAAATGGCAAAAGGAAACATCAAAGGGATCACAATTGAAATTGACGGTAATACCTCCCCTTTAACAAGCGCGTTAAAAGATGTTGATAAGAAAGCGAAAGATACACAATCCGAGTTAAAAGAAATTGATAAAGCATTAAAACTTGATCCTTCCAATTTAACGTTAGTAGCTCAAAAACAACAATTATTAACAGAAGCAATTCAGGGTACATCGCAAAAGTTAGATGTATTACGTACAGCACAGGCACAAGTAGAAGCACAATTTCAACGAGGTGACATTGGAGCTGAAGAATACCGTGCATTTCAACGCGAATTAGCAAACACTGAAGCAAGCTTGCGTGGTTATGAAAATCAATTGCGTGGGTTAGGCTCAGAGCAAACAAGGTTTGAACAAGCACAAACGGGTATGCAGAACTATTTAAATGCTACTACTCAAACAATCGATGATTTAAGTTCAACGTTAGGTAGCAGACTAACAAATGCAATTCGTGACGGTTCCGCATCTAGCGACCAACTCGAAATGGCATTACGTCGATTAGGGCAAGCAGCAGGACATAGTGGAGATGATTTACAAGAGTTTCAGCGCTTATTACGTAATGTGGACGGCAGTAATAATTTAGATGATATTCGACGGGAATTAGATCAGATTGGTGATGCAGCAGATGGTGCTGAAAGTAAATTAGGTGGATTAGGTACAACGATTGGTGGTTTAGCAGCAGGTGGTGGAATTGCAACATCAATACAATCGGCACTCGATATGGCTAGTTTAGACACGAAAATTGAAATGACGATGGATTTAGATGAAAGCTCGACTGAAGCAGTACGTCAATCAATTAAAAGTGTTACAGCCGCAATTGAAGATGAAGAAGGCGCGTTAGAAGGTGTAAGACGACAATTTACGCTCAATGCAGATGCATCAGATGCAGAAAATCAACGCATTATTGAAGGTGCTACAGCTATTGCTTATGCGTATAGCGATATTGACTTTAAGGAACTTATTCAAGAATCTCATGAGATTGGTAAAGAGCTAGGTATTTCACAACAAGAAGCAATGGATATGGTAGATGCTTTATTAAAAGTTGGCTTTCCGCCTGACCAATTAGACATTATCAGCGAATACGGAAATCAGCTCAAAATGGCTGGTTTCAATGCGCTAGAGATTCAAGCAATCATGGCATCAGGTGTTGATACTGGTACATGGAATATTGATAATTTGTTAGATGGAATTAAGGAAGGTCGAATTGTCGGTGCTGAATTTGGTGCTGAATTAAGTGATTCAACGAAAGCAATCATTGAAAGTGCTGGATTATCTACAACTAAGTTTCAGGAGCTAGGTAATTCTATTGCAGCAGGTGGTGAACAAGGTTCAGTTGCCATGCAAGAAATGGCTAAAATGCTTTCTACCGTTGATGATGCAACGATACGTAATCAACTGGGTACTGCTATGTATGGTACGCTCTGGGAAGAGCAAGGAACAAAAATTGTCGATACGCTCATGAATATGGACGCAAATATGAGTACGACAAAAGAGAACTCAGATGGGCTAAAAAGTTCAATCGAAAGTATGAATGCTGATCCTGCATTGCAATTAAAAGATGCATTTAATAATATGATGACCGCATTACAACCGTTGTTAACAATTGTTGCCGATTTAGTTAGTAAGTTTGCTCAATGGGCAGCAGAGAATCCAACATTAACAGCCGCATTAGCAGTTATTAGTACAGCAATCGGTGTATTAGTAGGTGCATTCGCATTTTTAACACCAGCGATAGCCGCAATTGTACCGTTATTTACAGCAGGGGCAGCAGCAATAGGAGCAATAGCCGCACCAATTGGTATTGCAATAGCCGCGATTACAGCCATTGTAGCAGCAGGTGTTTTGTTATACAAAAACTGGGACTTAATAAAAGAAAAAGCAGGTCAATTAAAGGACTGGATTGTCAATAAATTCAACGAACTCAAAACTGGAGCTGTTAACAAATTTAACGAACTTAAGACAGCAACACTTGCGAAATTCGAGGAACTAAAATCAAATGTTTCGAATAAGTCTAATGAGATAAAAACAAACGTAGTTAATAAATTTAACGAGTTAAAAATAGCAGCGGTCAATAAAATTACAGAATTACGCACTAATGTAGTTGCGAAATTCGAAGAAATCAAGTCAGGCATTTCAAACAAAATTGCTGAAGCTAAAACGAATGCTGTCAATAAATTCAACGAGTTAAAAACAGGTATTACAAATGCAGTAACTACAGCTAAAACATCAGTTGTGAGTAAATTTAATGAGCTAAAGTCAGGCGCGACCACAGCAGCAAGTAATACGTATTCAGCCGTCAAATCTAAATTTGACCAAGTAAAGTCAGCTATTACGTCACCCGTTGAAAAAGCGCGTGATTTAGTGAAGTCGGCAGTTGATAAAATCAAAGGATTCTTCAGTGGATTAAAATTAAAAATTCCTGACATTCAGCGTCCAAAGCTACCTAAGTTTTCGATTTCTGGGAGCTTCTCACTTAATCCACCGAGTGTTCCAAAATTTTCGATAGATTGGTTCGCTAAAGGTGGCGTTCTTACAAAGCCTACAGCATTCGGCATGAACGGCAATAATTTGATGGTTGGCGGTGAAGCAGGTAAAGAAGCCGTTTTACCCCTTACTGCATCAGTACTAGGTGGAATTGGTAAAGGTATTGCAGCACAAATGGACAATTTAAACAGCTCACAAACTATTATCATCAATCCTTCACCGATTTATTTAGATGGCAAGAAGATAGCAGATGCAACATTTAACTACATGGACGGTAAGTTATCGAGTAACACAAAATTAAGCAAATTTAAGAAGGGATTGTGATAGATATTGATTATTCAACACTTAGACGGGACACAAATTGATATTGCACAGCATAGTTTAAGGCGTCTGTATCATCACATTCCGTCTTTAACGATGCAGCATGATACAGTAACTGTAGATGGACGACATGGTTTAATCTTTTTAGGAAGTACATACGGTGAACGTCAAATTACAGTGGAATTATTGTACGAAGCCTATGATATTTACGACTACTATTTGATTCGTGATGAAGTTAACGCGCTATTCACTAGTCAACAAGAGTATTACATCATTTTTAAAAATGAGCCGTACAAACGTTATAAAGTAAAACTAGCAAGCGACTTTGAAGTACCGCCACATGAACGTATGAGCGCATTTGAAGTCGTTTTTACGTGCGTAGAAATATTTGCTGAAGCGATTGCGATAACAACAGATATAAAAGCATGGGACGTTGACAAATGGGCATGGAATGGTGCTATTACGTGGGATGATAACCTAAAATACAGTTTTAATACGAACTCGTTTACCGTCAAAAATTTAGGTAATGTCACAATTGATCCACGTCAGCATGAATTAGAAATGATATTAAAAGGTACATTTAGCAATTCAGTGACGATTACGAACAATACGACAGGTGACGTATACATATATAACGGTGCATTATCAAGTAATGACGAATTGAGGCTGAAAGGCATTCAAACTTTTAAAAATGGTGTGAGCGCCTTTAAAAATACGAATAAAAAGCTAATTACGTTAGCACCAAAAGAGAATAATTTTACGATTACAGGCGGCACTATCAGTAGTGTCGTTTTTAATTTTAGATTTTTATACAAATAAAGAAAGGAAGATGTTTAGATGCAATTAAACAGAACAGAGAGCATCATTAGTCGTGATGAGCGAATTAAATTGAATGAGAACTGGGATACTCTCGAAAGTGAAGTAAATAACTTAAGCTCAGATTTACACCAAACAAATGAACAAATTGAAAGTGTACATAGTCTAGCTACAACAGCGCTAGATACAGCAAAGAACGCTACACACCTAGCGAATAATATAGACAGCAAAGCAACAGAAGCGTTAAACAAGTCGAATATTGCACAAGGAAAAGCAACACAAGCGGAATTAGATGCAGTTATGGCAACTGTAACAGCGAACGCAACAGCACAACAATTAGAAACGTTGATTGTTGAAAGTGGTACAAGTGATGCGGAAGTTATCGCTATGCGAACTGACACTATAACAGGTGAGACATTTAACACTGGTGGCGAACGTTTAGATTTTATCAGCAAAAGTGTGAATGATATTGCAGTGGGGGCAGTCAACCTATTAGACGGAGGGGGTTTATCGGTATTACCGACATGGTTGCGGTCTGCTAATGGTCAATTAACCGTAAGTGAAGGTGTGGCACGTTACGAAATTGTGGCAGATGGTGCTAGTGCGACACGAGTTGAAATTCTTATCCCGTCGGGGGTGCTAAAAGAGAAAGAATACACCTTATCGTTTGCGTATAGAAGTAACGTTAATTTAGACATTCGTGGATTTGTAAACGCGCAATTACTATATAGCGACACAATGCAAGTTACATCCGAATGGAAAGTTGGATATTTTATTTTTAAAAGTCTCGATGCTACAGCGTCATCCACTTTGCGTATTTACACATCATCGTACTTAAAAGGTTCATTCATTGAATTTGATTATTTTAAATTAGAGCGAGGTAATCGATATACAGATTTCTCACCATCTACAAATGATATAGTAACTACAGCGACAACTGCATCAAGTAGTAAAATTGCGATTGCAAACGATTTTATACGGTACGGAAAAATAGCGCCAAGTAGAGATTTTGTTGGATGGCGACATACGTTACCTTTTGAGTTATACCGAGATTCTTTGGGTATCATCCGTCACACATTTGATATAGATAGTAAAATAAATACGATCGAAACAAAGTGGTATCTATCTTACTTAACTGGCGCAAATACTACCGCAGATGGTAGTGTAAACAAACCCTTCCGAGATATTAATTTTTTATTAGAACAAGCTGCATTACAAAACATGACCGAACTAAATGTAGTTTTATTAGATGCAATAAATCCACAAAACATGATTCCGTTAACCGTAGACGTTTCCTTCTTGCGTAAATTCGCACTTACAACACCGCATAGTTTTAGCTGGATTGGAAAATCTTTATTGACAAGCACGGCAATTCAAGATGTTGTTGCTTACAAATTAGATGTTGATAAAGTCGCAGCGGTTGTCGATTTATATCACACAGACTATCGAGGGATGCCGACAGAATTGGAAAGAGTGAGTACAAAAGAATTATGTGACCAAACCGAAAACAGTTACTACACGGATGATGTATCGACGTGGGTAAACATGCGCGGTGGTTTAATACCTAACCTGCGCGAAAATATAGCATTAATCCGTTCAGTCGCAGGTAATCAGTTTGTGAGTGGGAATACGGAGTTATACATTAAAAATGTTGGTTTTTTACAACGAACATCTCCAACTGCAACGGCAGCACTCACTTTTTTAGGTAATGTTAACAGTAAAGTATTTTTAGATAACGTTAAGGTTTGGGGCGGTACTTATAACGCACTTCAGTTTGACGATTTAGGAGCGTACTACGCTTTTGGGTGTACAGCTACTAAAGCAGGGTACGATGGATTTAATTTGCATGGTCGTGGGGGAGCTAATCCATATGAGTTTGGTTTTGAGTATGACTGCCACTCTTACGGTAACGGCACTTTAAAAAGCGGCACAAATAACGCATTTACAGCACATGATGGCGCTAGTATCTTACGCGTTAACTCGGTTGGATATGATTGTTATGGACCCGTATGTGCGGATGTAAACGGATGTGATGTACTAATGTATGATTGCACTATGTACGACTCTACACGTCCAGCAGCTAATACCAAAGCAGCGTTTTATTTTGACGCTGCATCGGCGCAACGAGAAGGTAAAGCAGTATTAATTAATTGCGCTGGCGGTGGAGTTGATACGTATAGCATCAATAGTGATGGTAATATCCCTATTTTTGTTAAAAATTTTAAAGGTAATAATATGAATGAAACTTTAAAATTAGAAATATTACCTTAAAGGCTGAATGCGAGTATGTTCTTTAAAAAGAGGAGCTGATACTTATTAAATGGCAAAATCTATACATAAAAAACGGTGTATATGAATCTAAAGTGTTTAGTGTGAGAAGTGAATTAGATGGTAAACTTATCAATTCTATCTATGAGAGTGTAGGTTATGATGTTAATTTATTCATAAGGTCATCTGCCGATAATATATCGTGGACACATTATCGAAAAGTAGTTGGTTATTCAGGAGAGGAATCCTTTTCATCATCTTTTTATTACCAAATCGGGGCTATTTTGACAGATCGTTATAATCAAGGCGTATTCTTACAAAAAATAGAATTATTCATTGAAGAAGCAGTTGTTCATAACAATGATGGTGATATGGACATTCCTATTAAACTAAACTTATTCGACAAAGTAGGTAATCAAGAAATTAAGATTTACAATAACTCTACTAATGAAGAATTAGTCGTAAATAATCTTAATGAAAGTGAAATATTATACAAATGAATACAACGAGCCTTTCACATAATTAATGTGGAGGCTTTTATTATTAAGAAAGGAGCATGTCAACATGGAATCAAATGATAAAATTTTGGTCGATATCTCAGAACGATTAGCGCGACTTGAGACTAAAATCGATGGCATTGGTGATACACGAGATATAGCTAACCGTGCAATGGCTTTATCAGAAGCTAACCAAACACGTTTAGATAAAATCGATAAAATTACCTTTTGGGCAGGTACAACAATTATTGGTGCTGTTATTCTCGCGCTAATAGGTGTAATTTTTGTACCGTAACGTCCAGATAAAATACAAAGGAGCATGATACATATGATTAAAAAATTAGCAGCATTAATTGAAGTGCGTAAAATTGTTACATTGATGTTTGCGTTAGGTTTTCTCTATTTAGCTTTAACATTAGCCTTTGCACCATCTGAGAGTTTACCTATTTTTACAATGGTACTAGGTTATTATTTTGCTAAATCAACAGCATTAGATGGAACAGGTGATAGTAAATGACATTCATCATGAAATATGATAAACGTAACCGTGACAATTTAGATAAGTTAGCTGATAACACAAAATTAAAGGCTTATAAGTGGTATCAATATTGTATTGATAATGAGATTCCAGTGCTTATTTATGAAACAATTCGTACAAAGGAACAACAACGCTTAAATGTACAAGCAGGAAAATCAAAGACGATGAATAGTTGGCACTTAACAGGTCAAGCATTAGATTGGGTATTAGTTGATACAAAGGGAAATACATTATGGAATGCTTATAAAACGAAGCAGGGTTTACAGGCAATTACATGTGCTGAGGTATTAGGTTTTACATCAGGTCATCGATGGGGGTGGGATTCGCCACATTTACAGTATGATAAAATTGCATATGGTAAAGATACGTTTGGCAAGTTAAACATTACACAACCTAAAGCGAAGCCTGACGTATCATATAAATTAGGATATGACATTGTAACTGATGCAAAAGCACATCGTATCCAATCAGGAAAATATCCGACATTACAAGATATGGAAAAATCAATGGATAAGGCTAAACAAGACGGTTACATCGGCTATGCTGAAGCAGATAAAGCCAATAGTGAGGCAAATGGTTATCGTTGGATCAGTGGTAATTACAAAGAAGATAAAGAAAAAGCCGTTCAACAAGCTACTAAAATGCTTGAGGACGGTTATTTAAGTTATGCAACAATCAAAGGTACATTAACATAGGAGCTGATAACATTTGATTATCGTTCAAAATGGTTCAAAAATTGAGCCACTTAATCACATACAAGATTTACAAATCGAAAAAGAGGTTACAGGCAGTTTAGCATTGTCTTTGACCTCTTTTAATTATGCTAACAATCCAGCGTATGAGTTACTGCAAGAGGATTGTATTATTAACATTAATAATTACGAGTATCGAGTGCTAGAAATTGAAACGACACAGCATAGTAAGACGATTACAGCACTTTCGACATTTTACGACAATCAGTATAAGCGTAAAACAGACATTTATGGTGGTACACGTACATTTAACGAGTTTGCTGCATACATATTTAATGAATCAGATTGGACATTTACATCAGATATTACTGAGAGTCAATTGATACCTAACTTTGGTGATAATAATTTAATCGTGCTAGTTAATGCACTATGCCAAGCGTTCGAATGTGAGTACGAAATTAAGGCAAATAACCATGTACACTTTAGCAAGCAAATAGGTAGTGACACAGACATTCAATATCGCTACAAACACAACGTTAATGGAGTTATGCAGTATTGTAATATCACTGATTTGCGCACGTTTATCAAAGGATATGGCGCGAAAAGTGAAGAAAAGGATGAAGAAGGTAATGTCATCAGTAGTAATCAGCTATATGTCGAATACACTTCACCAAATGCAACTATTTACGGTATACGTGAAGCAGAGCCTATTACAGATGACCGTTTTACACAGCCTGAATCACTTCTAAAGCATTTAAAGAATGAGTTAATTGATTATCCAGAGGTTAGTATAGAGGCTGATACAGTTGAGATAGGCTATCAAACAAGCATAGGTGACCGTATATGGTTAATTTATGAGCCGATGGGAATTGAGTTTGAAACCCGTATACATAAACAAGTATTAACGATGCGTAATGATGAGGTAGTTGTTACAAGTGTAGTGCTAGGTAATGCTGTACCAGTGACAACAAGTGATATATTAGCGACGCAAAAGATTGAAATTGATGAGAATAAAAAAGAATATCGTTCACGTATAGAACAAACGAATGAGCGTATTACGTTAGAAGTAGAAGCTGTTAATGAGTCAATTGCTACAGTTGATATTAAAGCAGATCAAATAGCTATTAGTGTGACTGAGTTAACAACACAAACACAGTCAAGTATCAATGTATTGTCAGACGCAATCGAAATGAAGGTAGATAGTGATGGGATTATCTCTGCAATCAACTTATCAAGAGAGGCTGCATCGATTACAGCGGATAAAATTAATCTAAATGGAGCAGTAGTTGTTAATGGTACGATTACAGGAGCTACAACAATTGATGTATCATCTAATATTAAATTAGGTCATATACTACAGTTTGCAGACTTTACATCAATAAGTACGTCAGGCAATGCTAATTTGCACATCATGGCGTTTAATAGTATTTCATACGATTCAGCATTTCACCAATTTAATGGTGTAGTTGATTTTAGCAATGCAACGGTGATTGGATTAAGTTAA